CCACCAGTCAGCGAGAAGAGGCACGGGGGGAAGCCGCGCCCAAGACATATACGTATACCCCCTCGGATTTTTCTACCAAATTATTTGGCACTATTAGCCTCTTCCCGTTCCCTTGCAGCTTCCCGCTCGTCCTTCGTCATGGGCCTAATCGTCATCACACCAGCATCCTCTACAGCCTTAACGAACAACATCCGTAGACCATACTCGAATATCTGCCTGTAGGATTCCTGTAGCATCTCTACCTCAAGAGTAGCAGAACCATCTTCATGCTCTGTAATCTTGTGTATATGGATCATGTTGTTACTCATACCAACCTTCTAGATATTTAAAGTAGAGTGTAATCATTCTGTTCACCTTATCCGCCCTCATAACTGATGGTTTTGTCTGTCTTTTCATAAACCTGAGACCAACCACAACCATATGCTGGAACAATCTCTACAAACTGCGGTAAATGGTTTTCGTCCTTTGGGCCATGACCACTAGCCAAGAAATAAGCACCAGTCATCTCTGGTTTAGCATGTTTATACCGATTGCGTTCACGTTCATATACATCAAGAGCTTCACGAAGCTTTATATTCTCATCACAAAACTCTTCAACAATACTATGAACTCTGCTTGGCTCCTCTTCCATGATTCCATCCCATAAGAAATAGTGACGAGGAGTCTCGTGTTCGATATAGTTGAGAACACCTAGCTTAACATATTTTTGAATGACATTACTCATTTCTATCTCCTCCGCACATTGGGCAGGGATTAACACCTTTAATCTCCGCATAACCAACACCATAGTCGTCATGCTTCACCTCTATGGTGTCGTGGTTATTCAAGAGCCTTCCTAAATCGTTTCGCACACGAGCGATAATCCATTGTATATCTTCAGGCGTTTCGCCCCATAACTCTACAGGACTAAATCCCCATGCGTCCCCTACTTCTTCTGTAGCAGGGTAAAACTCATGCACAGCGTAGTATGCTTCACCTTTAGGGTAGACGTGTTTGATTAGTCGGTAGTGCCATGTACTCATAGACCCTTGCCGTCCCCAGCATGTGCGTCTGTTGGTTTCTTATCGAAACGATTACACAACGGGCAGTTATCGTGAGCCATCTCATAGAGATTGCCCCTACACAGACCCATATCTTGTAACTCTCTATTGCTGTGTAATCTTAACTGTTGCAGTGCCTTATCTCTGGCTCTGTGTTCTCTATAGTCTACTAATAGACTCTTCAGTTCTTTAAACATGTATATCTCTATCAAGGGGGGAGGAGGGGGAGGGGGTATGTAGTACACAGAACTAATAGTCCCTATAGAATCTCATACGGACTTAAAGTATCTTATAGTTACTAATAGTTACTTAAAGGTGGTTCACTACGTTCACCCCTATGGTGCAACCTAATTGATTTACCAACGTAGATTAGTGTCGTCCCCACCGAGGTGTCCTGTCACAACTGCCAGTCCCATTGATGCTGACTGTCGGACCTTCTCGACCTCTTGCATCAGACGTTCTTCTCGTCTTGCAGCTACCTGTCTGTCTGCATCCTGTGCCATCGCATCGACCCAATATTGGATTGCCATAGCTAGGGCATCCAGTCTGTCGTCATTTGTTAGGGCACCACGTTCATTAGTGATACGTGTCATCTGATAGATCAGTTGGTATCTTAGAGATTGTTCAGGTGGTAGGTGTTGGCAGCTGTCATAGTCCTTCTTGATAAGCTTCTTATCGAACACAAGCTTATGCTGGTTCATGACAGGTTCCATTACATCGATGATACGCTTCTCTTTTTGTGTGTTATGGCGTACCTCGCTTAAAGTCACTGGATGTATCTTAGTGAGAACTGGTGTGAACAGTTGGTTAAACATACCGTCACCGAAGTTGCTCTCTACGATAATCTCATTGACCTGTTCTTCCTTAGCGATGACTGCTAGTTGCTGTAGGGCTTCTTCAGAATACCCGCCAGCTACACCGCCAGCCCTGCGTACATACAGGAAACCGTTAAGCATCTTAACAACTGCATAGCCTGTCTCGTCCTTACCGCGACCTGAAGGGTCGATAGACATGACAGACCCTGTGTATTCCACAAAGTTCTCTGGAAGGAACATGGGCTTGTGGAAGTGGTCACCATTGAAGGCTACGTTGGGCAGGTCCTCTATCCGATACTGGTCGTCACTAGACCATACCAGCTTCTCTGGACCTTCGTGTACTGGGACATCCATGATGATGAGGTCGGATACCTTTAGCGGGTATCTCTCAGCATCTGATAGTCTCGTATCGAGCATGAATTGTAGGGCGAACCCAGAGCGTCCATAGGAGGCCTCACGCTCCATCAAATCAAAGTCTGAGAACCGTTGGGGGTCTGTAGTCATTCCGACTCTCTCAGGGGCCTCTGAAAGCCTCTCAGCTACCATTGGGGCTAACTTGTCCCCGTAGGATACGACTTGTTCCTCTGAGGGGTATCTAGCTGGCCAGATGCGTGTCTTATATCCACGGTCTGGTAGTTTGTTGTACAAGCTTTCTTGGTTCTGTGGTGTACCGAGGTAGATGATACGTCCATCAGGTTTCAAGATAGCGTCAAATTCTTTTACAGCCTCTGACAGTTTATCTCGCATACCCTGTGTTGCAGAGTTGTTTGGGACTTCGATGTCGTCGGCAATAAGGACATCCGCACGTGAACCTGCAAGCTGACCTGTGATACCTACTGATTTAACAGATGGGGCGTGTGAGGCGTTGGCAGGGCCTACGTCAAAGCTAATCTTAGACTGACGTTGGTCATCACGTGGGATGAGGTGTTGTAGTATTTCCATCTCTCTTATGAGGCGCAGCGTGAAGGTCGTGAAGTCATCTGCACGTCCCTTCGATGCGGATACAACGAGGATGTTAAGTTGGGGGTTCATGTACAACAGCCACACAACATAGGCTGAAGTAATCCATGACTTACCGACACCTCGGAAAGCTTCAATGATGATACGCTTGTCACCATTCTGGATATGCTTTGCGATGTCGTATTGTACATCTGTTGGCCTTGGTAGGTTTAGGTGTTGCCAACATACGAAAAGAAATTTGCGGAAGTCGCGTAAAGGGTCTTGGTCTACTGGTATCCCCAGTGACGTGTGTTCTTTGAACATTAGTGTCTCATCTCATCAGCATCATCGTCTGAGAATGTTGGAAGGGTCTTAGCCAGATCAGCTAGTGGGCTGCTATCTGTCGCTAGTCCTTCGATGTTATTGTCTTTCAGAAACTGACGGGCAACGTTTAGGTCACTCGCTTTAGCCTCTGGGTCTTGGACACGGGCTAAGAGGTTCTCAGCCAGTGTCTTATGGAGCAAGTCCATTAATTCTTTTTGTGTCACTTGGAGATGCCTTTCATCTTCTCAAAAGTCCGAAGGCCTGACAGTCCCAACATTGCAAGAACAAGTTCCATCACTTGGTCCATTGGGAATTCAGGTAAAAGCATAAGGGGTACACCAAACATAGTAGCAATCCACTGGGCAAGTGGCTGACCTACGAATGCCCAAAAGACACCGAGGGCAGCTACCCATCCAATGGCTGGTCGCCAACCAGCGACCCAGATTGATCTGTGAGCCGCTTCAACTTTGTTAGTTTCTGCTTGGCTCTTGTTGACCTCATTCATTGCCGACAAGAGTTCAAACTCAATCCGCTGTTTAGCAAGTTCAGCCTGAGCCTTGTCGGGTAATGATTTGTCTACGATTGCTAAAATGTTTGGCAAGACGTTTAGAAGTCCTGCTAACATTGTCTATCCTAATAGTTTGAATATGGAAGATAAGCCGAATTGGTCAGCCATGTAGAGACACGAGAACCCTAACGCGAAATACTTTATTTGCACTAAGGTTTGATGAATACCTGTAAGAGATTTTCGAAGTTCTTCTGAATTGTCGTATAGTTCCCTGATGTTTTCATTGTGTCTCTCAATGGTCCACTCAACCTTGTTTACTCGAGTTTCAAGGTCGTTGGACATCTACTTATTCCTCGCGGTTTCCGCGTGGTCCGACTTTCCACCAACGGTTATAGGATGGTTCTTTCCACCATGGGGTGGTTCCACCGTTTGTTGTTGGGTCTTCGGTTACCATGTTGTCTTCAAGGTCTGCACCATATGCGATGCCCTCAAAGTCCTGTGGGTAAATAGGGTCGGAAAAGTTATGTCCGATTCCATATTGTTCTAGGTTCTCAAGAGTAATGCTCATAGTTATACCTCTGGTTTCGTAGGCCACACCACGTTATGTGGGAAGCCTTCTTGTTCTGGAATGTCTAAAAGGTTCTGACGATACACTGTGAATGCAAGTTGCTGTTCGTCACTGAGGGAACCCCAACGCAACGGGTTGGATACGATTGGGTCAACTTCCCCTAAAAGTATAGCATCTCTTGTTACGCGAACTCTATCCGCTGCTTCTGCATCCAACTGTTCTTGTGTTGGCGCAATGTATTCGCCTATGGGTCCATGCTCACCCGCCAGTATTTCAGAGAGTAACGCTTTGATATGCGGGGAATTATCTTGGGGTATAAGGCGCGCCCAATCTTTTTGGCCTATTACGTCCCAGTTCACTAAAACAAGTATTTCTGTTTTCTCTGAATTTGCCCAACGGGGGGTTTCAACTTCTGAATATTGTATCATGTTATGCAACCCTCACAACAAGCGCACCATTGACGGCATAAATACGACCCATATAAGCCCAAGTACCATAATTTATGGTATTACTGGCATAGTTTCCTGTGTTGAGGTCTATGGAAGTAAATGAAGAGCTTGCTGCGTTAATTGTTTCAAAATGTTCAGCGTATCCATCCCATCCACCACTATAATGTATGGTATATGCTCCAACAGGAAATGTGGACATAGATGCCGTTTCTGGTGGCCCAATGTTAGCACTATCAAAATTATCGTTACCGCGAATTACACTGGCCATATTATTTCACCGTTACGTTAGGAATTGGTTGGATAGCTGTAAGTTCCGCTGGTGTTGTAGCTGCTTCGATAGCTGGTAGATTGGGTGCATCTCGCAGTGCCTGTTTGGCTGCTACGATTTCTGTCGTATCTGCACCTGTCTCTAGTGCCTTCATGAACGCAGCGTCTAACGCCTCGAACTCTGGGCCACGGGCCAGACGGATTTTGTCACGCCAGATGTCTTTAGCTTTCTCCATGTTCACAGAGATAACGCCTGTATCTGTGTTTGCTTCCCAGCCTTCACGGAATGTACGCTCGGCGGGTAGTGTGTAATCTGCGGCATTGTAGGATGTCGCGCCTATTTTAATGAATGTTGTCATAGTGTTTATCCTTACTGTGCTACAAACGCTACATAGCAATACGCATAGTCATAATGCGCAAAGCCACGCACTTTTGATTGAACTTTCATGGAGCCTGTGGCTATGGTGTTGCTTCTCGAAAGGTTGTTAGCATCAGTGTTACCAGTGCTTCCCTCGCCGTTAGCATTGCCCGACAACAGCAAATAGTTTGTATTGGCGAAATTCGTATCGAATGAAACGGTTGTCGTTCCTGTGCTATTATCAGTTAGTGAACTGACACCTATGTCTGCGTGAATGTTGTGCGTCGATATTTGATCGAAATATACACTAGCCTGTATTGTTTTCTGAGTAACACCCGCTGTCGTTTGGATAGTATTAACTTTAATTGTACTCATGCTGCCATTTCCCATGCATTGCGGAACGTCCTGTCAGTTGGGACTTGATCCACTGTTACAATTTTAAACATCGGGCGGTTATGTTGCTCTGCCCAACATTTACGTGGCAGGTCTTTCATGCATAGATACTCTATGGCTTCTTCCTCTGTCAGAGGGCCGATGCGAGGGGCTGTGAACTGACGCTCCCACTTCTCGTTGTCATGTTGAAACGTGTCGTGACGACCTTCTGCGATAGCTTTCTGTTCGTCGTCCTGTAGTTCCCAATAGACGCTGATAGGGGGCAAGTTGCCCTCCATCGCTTCTTTTATCCAGCGGTCACTAGGTACTAACACTTTCGTGGGTTCATCTAGTGCATCTGGGTCATCGAATATTACACGGTAGTTGGTCATAGTGTCACCTGTACCGTTACATAGGCCATGTCTTGATAATACCCGAGACCACGCATACCAGTTCTGAGCCTTGTTGCGCTTGTTGTATATGTCGCCACGTTTGTATTATTTGATGATGACGCTATACTTAATGTTGAGTGGTCAGAGGTATTGATTTGATTTACTGAGCCAGCAACAGCATAGTTTGAATATGCCAAACTATTTGAATATGTTAGCGTAAAGTCACCACCAGCGTTGTCGGTAAGGCTGCTTACATTTCCATCATTCCTTAATGCCATAGTACCATTTTCGTTAAGGTTCGCCCACGCACGGTTAGGCCATATCTTACCGCCACCTGATGTAGCTTCGACAATATCGTTTACTTTTAGTGTACTCATTTATATTACCGTCCATGTTTCGCCTGAGCCAATCGTTACAGTGACACCGTTGTTGACTGTTATCGGACCAGCACTCATTGCGTTGTATCCGTTTGTGATTGTGTAGCTTGACGAAACGTAGTTTCTGTTTTCCCAGAAAGGCTGTCCGCTTGTTTGTCTAATTACACCGTTAAATGAACCGCTAAATGTCCCAGCTGGACCTTGAGGACCTGTCGCCCCTGTCGCCCCTGTAGCACCACGTAGGTTTACATAAGAACCCCACGAAGAACCATTGTAGAAGCGTAGTGAATATCCTGACCATTGGTGCGCTGGGGTTGGACCAGTGGCACCTTGAGGACCAGTGGCACCCGTAGCACCAGTGTTACCTGTGTTACCTTTCGGACCTGTAGCACCTTGAGGACCTGTAGGACCCGCTGGTCCCGCTGGACCTTGGTCACCTACTGGACCCTGAATACCTTGCGGTCCTGTAGCACCAGTTGCGCCAATGTTACCTTGCGGACCTTGGGCACCTGTAGGACCTTGAGGTCCTGTAGCACCAGTAGCACCACGAAGGTTTGTGTATGCACCCCATGTGCCGTTAGGGTTCTGGAATCGTAAGCTATAGCCTGACCATCCATGAGATGGGGCAGGGCCTGATGGGCCAGTCGCACCAGTAGCACCTTGAGGGCCTTGCGGACCTGTAGGACCAGTTGCACCTGTCGCACCTGTATCGCCTGTATCACCTTTAGGACCTGTCGGACCTGCGGGACCTTGAGGGCCTGTAGCACCAGTAGGACCAGTGTTACCTGTAGGACCTTGTGGACCTACGGGACCTGTCTCACCAATGTCACCTTGAGGGCCTTGAGGGCCAGTAGCACCCGCAGCACCTGTTTCACCTTGGATACCTT